CATACTAATAACTTAACACTAAAAGAAATCTCTAAAAAATACAGTAGAACATATCGCTCAATTAAGCATATGTTTAAAAAATATGGCATAGAAGTTAAAAATAATATTATACAAAAGAATAATAGAAATAGAGAAGAGCGAGTTGCTCAAGCAAAAGAGTTATATGGATCACTGACCAGATATGAACTTCAAAAGAAACTTAACATAGGTCAACAATATATAAATGAGGCTTTAAAAGACGAACCTTATAAATTTGCAAATAAATCTTCATTAGAAATTAAGATTTGTGAATATCTTAAACTGCTTAATATTGATTACCTAACAGCAGCCAGAACTGTAATATCACCAAAAGAGCTTGACATTTACATTCCTAGCAAAAAGGTGGCCATAGAAGTTAATGGTCTATTTTGGCACTCAACAAATTCAAGCCGAGGAATAGATAAGAAATATCACTTACAGAAAACTCAAGATTGTGAGGTTAAAGGTATTAAATTGCTACACTTTTTTGAAGATGAGCTACTTGAAAAATTTGATTTGTGCAAGAGTATCATATCAGCAAACTTGGGGCTCTCTGAGCAAATATATGCTAGAAAGTGTCAAGTTAGGGAGATATCTAGTTCAGAATCTTTAAGTTTTACTAATCAATACCACCTTCAAGGAAATGCCGTAGCCACTGCACACTTTGGTCTGTTTTACGATGAGTTTTTAGTCAGCGTAATGACCTTTAGAAAAAATAGATTCTCTAAAAATAGCTCGGCTTGGGAAATAATAAGGTATTGCACAAAGAACAATCTTAGAGTTGTTGGTGGCGCTTCTAAACTCTTTTCAAACTTTATCTCGACTTATTCGCCCAAAGAAGTACATTCATATGCCGATAGAAGAATATCTAATGGAAATGTTTATGGCAAACTGGGCTTTACGTTTTCGCACAATACGCCACCCAACTACTACTATATTATTGGTAAAAATAGGTCTAACCGATTGAATTGGCAAAAGAAACTTCTTGATAAAAAATTAAAATTTTATGACCCAAATTTAACCGAAGAAGAGAATATGAAACTTAACGAATATTATAGAATATATGATTGCGGCAATAAACTTTACATCTGGAAGGCATAAATATAGCTGTTGCAATTCGGCAACGTTTTAATACACACAAACACACAAAGAAAAATTATATTATGTCAGATACAAGTCCCTTTAAAATTCGCCTTGAGCTTTTGCAAATGGCCAAAGATTTGCTAATGGATGAATATTACACAAAAAAAGAGATTTCTCTTGAATATTGGCGAGAAACCAAGAATAACTCTAATACCCCGTCTTTTCCTGAAATGCCAGCTTATCCAACTGAGTTGGATATTTTAAGAAAGGCTTCAATATTAAATGACTTTATTTCTAAAGCGAAATAATAGCATTTACCATTATGCCTTTGGCTAAATACTACTGTAATTCTAGTTCGGAGGCATAATGGCTTTTACTAATGTTGAAAATAGAAACTTTCAGTCTCCAGTAAAGTTTAACTTTACTGTTGATAGACTTAAAGATTTTGATTTTTATGTTCAAACCGTAAACTTGCCCGACATATCTTTGCCGTTTATAGAGTCTGGAACCACATTTGCAACACTAAAAATACCAGGAAATAAAATTCGATTTACCGATTTGGTAGTTTCATTTAAAGTGTCTGAAGGCATGTATAATTGGTATGAGATTTTTTCTTGGCTTCAATCTATGGGATTACCAGAAAATCAAAAACAATTCGGAGATTTAAGAACTGGAAATCTAAAAGATTTAAACGGTACGCCTTTAAATAGGCAGACTATGAGAGATGTTGGTGACTTATATGGCCAAGCCAGCTTAACTGTTAATACTAGCCACAATAATCCATATCTTATAGTAAATTTTATAGATATACATCCGGTATCTCTTAGTGGCGTTGTATTAGATTCAAAGTCTACTGATGGCGACTTTTTAACATCATCTGTAGCATTTGCATATGATTATTTCACAGTAGAAAAGATAAAATAAAAACTAAGGACACATAATGCCAACGAAAAAGAAAGCATTAAAAGTTCCTAAAAAAGTAAAAATTGGTTACTTAACTTTTGACATAGATTCAAAAGATTCTGCTTGGAAAGATAGAAATAAAGCCGTAGGAATGTGTAAGGTTGAGCAATCTCTGATTGAATATTGCAAAGAACAAAGCTCGCCCGAAATAGTAAACACAATAATACATGAAATATTACACGCTTTAGTATACGTTTTTGATATCGAATTTGACAATACCAAAAAAGAGGAGTCTTTAGTCACCAAGATGGCTAATGGTATACACACTCTTCTTTTAGACAATCCAGATTTACTGAAGTGGTTATTGCTTGCGTGTAAGAAAGAATAGTATGGGTCAGTTAAAAACTTATTCCGACATTCCGTGTTGGATTAAAGAGCTTGTAGCGGGAAATACTCTAATTTTATATTTTCCTAGAAGAAATCAAGTTATATATTCACGAGTTATTAGCAACTTTATGCCAAAGTCTTCAGAATACTTAGCGATTTTAACTGTGTGTTATTCTGTAAACGGTATTGAAAAAATAGAAGAATTGCTGTATGATAATTACTATATAAATCAAGAATCTGACAATAGTTGGAAAGCATTTCAAATAATGTAATTATATTATGAAACTCGAAGACATTGAATCTTTATGGCAGCAAGATTGCTTCATAGACAGAACCTCATTAGAGCAAGAAAGCCTAAAAATACCGCTATTGCATAGTAAATACTATAAAATTTACCTTAGAGAGAAAATTCAACTTAAAGCTGAAGAGGGTGAGTACGATCAGTTTTATAAGATAAAACACGAATATTACACCGGAAAATTATCTCAAGAAGATTTAGCCCAATATGGCTGGGAACCTTTTCAATTTATCTTAAAGGGCGACCTTTCTATATATTTAAATTCTGACAAAGACTTAATAACTAAATTGTTAAAACTTCAAGTTCAGCGTGAAAAAGTAGACTTTTTAGAAAGTATCATAAAAACTATTAATAATAGAGGATTCTTAATAAAGAACGCCATAGATTTCATAAAATTCTCTAACGGAAACTAATATATTTTCGCTCATAAATATCATTCGGTGATATTATTATGAGTGACCTGAACGTTTCAAAATTAAACGAAGTCTTTATAAAAATTAGATGCGAAGCGTCTATTGCACGAGAACTTTCAGACGCATTTAGCTTTCTTGTTCCTGGCTATCGATTTATGCCAGCGTATAAAATGCGCATGTGGGACGGAAAAGTGCGTCTTTTCAACATGGCCAATCAAACCCTTTATGTCGGGTTGATAAGTCATCTTAAAGAGTTTTGCGATACTAGAGACTACACTTTAGAATTTGATAACTCTTTCACAACATCAAGTTTAGAAACATTCACTGAGGCCGACTGTGCAGAGTTTCTTAAAACGCTCAAATTGCCCCTAAAAGAGCGAGATTACCAGTTAGCCGCCATCACCCATGCCATACGTCAAAATAGAGCCGTCTTGCTCTCTCCAACGGGCTCAGGGAAGAGTTTTATCATATATGCCCTAACTAGATTTCACAATAAAAAAACTTTAATTGTAGTTCCTACAGTATCATTAGTTCATCAGATGTTGGCCGATTTTAAATCTTATGCGGTAAATGATACATCTATAGATTTTGACTCTGATTACCATTGCATTTTTAGTGGCCAAGACAAAATAACCAATAACAAATATGTAATATCAACTTGGCAATCAATTTTTAAATTGCCTAAAACTTGGTTTGAGCAATTTGAGGTTGTAATAGGAGATGAGTGTCATTTATTTAAAGCAAAGTCTTTAACTTCTATAATGGAAAAGTTAACAAAAGCACCATATAGAATTGGCACTACCGGAACATTAGATGAAAGCCAAACCAATAAATTAACTTTAGAGGGTCTTTTTGGAAACACCTTCTCTGTGACTACTACTAAAGAATTAATGGACAATAAACACTTGGCCAAACTTAGTATAGATTGCATAATTTTAAAATATGATGATGAGCTGTGCAAATCGGTAAAATCAATACCATATCATGATGAAATAAAATTTCTAATACAAAATCCCAAGAGAAATGCTTTTATAAGAAACTTGGCTCTGACCACAAAGACAAATTGTCTGGTGCTATTTCAGCTAGTTGAGCTTCACGGAAAAGTTTTATTTAAGCTCATACAAGATAAAATAAAACAAGACGGACTAGATAGAAAGGTATTTTTTGTATCTGGTGAAGTTGATGCCAAAATTAGAGAGCAAGTTAGACAAATCGTTGAGAAAGAAAAAAATGCTATTATAGTTGCATCTAGTGGCACATTCAGCACAGGAATAAATATTCGCAACTTAGAAAATATAATTTTCGCTTCACCAACTAAGTCTCGAATAAGAACTTTGCAATCAATAGGACGCACTCTGAGAATTGGAGATAATTCCGACACGGCCAAGCTATATGATATTGTGGATGATCTTTGTCATAAGAAACATAAAAACTTTGCTGTTAAGCACTTCTTAGAAAGAGTTAAGATGTATGATGACCAGAAGTTTGAATATAAAATTCATCGAATTCTTATAAAACCTTAAAATCAAACATAGTTAAGTATTTTTTTGAAAATTGTTTTCTATAATTTTCAATCACTTAACACCTAAGTGAAAATTATCTTCATGTCAATTTTATTTTTTCACTTATTTTCAATTTTTAAAGTATATATACATGTGTACTCCATTGAAATAATTATATAATAACTATTTAAGATCTTCTAATTAAGATCTTCTAATTAAGATCTTCTAAAAATTCTCTTTACAATATACATCATTTAATCTATACTATAT